TTCGTCCTCAAAGTGTCGAGTGGGTCCGATGCATTCAATCAAGACGTGTACGCACACTCCCCGTATTACACCGGCTCGTTCATGAACAACGACGTCGACACCTCCTCGTCCTCGAAACAACCCTTCTACGTTTTCTACGGGAACGACGACGCCCTCACCCACGAGTTCACCACGGGGCCACAGAGGGAGGTGAAGAGCCTGAAATTCGAGTGGCTGTATAAGGAGAATAACAAATTGGTTCCCCTGGATTTCGACGAGAGGGACGTCGCCGTGAAAGTGAGAATCAAGGGGAGCACCGATAAATTGGAGGGGCTGCCCAAGGTGGTCGTCGAGGAGGAGACCATCGGGGCGTTGCCGCCGCCCATAAGCGTTCCTGAATTGAGAAAGAACGTTTATGAGTGGGATGATTGGGATAAATACATTCCAATAGCGTTCACAGTGTTCGCCGGTGTCGTCGTCCTTTGGGCGCTTAGCGGGCGATCGCGTAGAGCGGTTGCTTCGGCTTCGTAACCTTGGCGTAGCGAGAGACGACGAGGAAGACGAGGATGGACAAGAGCGTCGTGAGGATCGCAGTCATGGTGAACTGGATGCCCGTGTTGCGCTGACCCGGGATGAGGCGGGTGATGACATATCGCGCGACGTCGTTCCACGACATCGCGGCCGCGAAAGAGAAACCTGCGACGAGGGAGTTGAGGGATTGCTCGGAGAGTTCGCTGGTCACGACTTGGATTTGATCGGAAGCGGACATGTGTAATTGTACTGTATTGTGAGAAAATTATTCTGGGAGGAGTTCTTCTTTTACAACGAGAGTCTTATATTTCGGTGGTGGGCGCGTCCTGGTTTTCATGAGAGGCTCCTCGTCCTCGTCCTCGTCCTCGTCCTCTGACGAAGAAGATTCCCCTGAGACAACGAGTAGTTTGAGGGGGCGCTCTGAGGCATCCCAACCCTCCGGCTCCCACGGTTTGTGTGTGTTGTCCATTACTTACAATTCGCATTTTTCTACGGCATGTTTCAACATCTCCTCCGCTGGGTTGGTGGGCTTCCAGTCTTCCCACCCCACACACGCCGCGTTGACGGCGTTGCACGTGGGGTCATCTCCCAAATAAGGGACCCACTTGATGTCTGAATCCTCGGTGACGTCCAAGGTTTCGGCTTCTTCGTCGTCGTCCCCTTCTGGGAGGATGGACCCGGTGTGTTTACCAACCTCGTGCATGGCGCAGTATTTCATTGCCGCGAGCCAGTCCTCGGCGAGGAGGACGTCCCTCCCGCACTGCTTGGCGTAATGGCTCGCGATGATGACACTCTTTTCTAACACCGGGGTGAGAATGCCGTAGAGCGCTTCGAGTTGGGCGTTCTCGTAGGCACCCGATGATTCGCCGAAACCAGTCTTCATCATCGAGTGTGAAATAAGACGCTCACGTCGCCTTCCCTGACACGGAGAATGTTGTGACTTAAGGCATAAATTCGCACGTTTCTCTTGAAGTCTGGGTTAGGGTTGAGGGTAAATTCAAACACTTGATTTCGTATCGGGGTGAAATCCACCGACCCCGAGGGGCGCGGGTGTTCGGGGTCTAACGCGAACGCGTACGAATAGAAGCGACGAATGAGTTGCGTCTTGCTGTGGTGGATGCCGCTCTGCACCGCCTTGAGAAAATTCACACCACCTGTGATTTCGTCCAAGATGACGTCGTCGTCGAGGCGGATCTTCAACGTGCGCAGGTGTTCGAAGAGGACGAGTTCACCATCCTTAAACTTCCCGTACTCAACGCCCGGGTCCGCGCCGTTCGTCTCCACGATGTTGTCGTAATCGAAAGGGCTACAAAAGTAATACGGGTGTGTCAATTGCCCGAGGTCTTCCCTCTGAATCACGAAATACAATTCTTTCACCGGGTGCACGAATTGCGTGGCCACCTTGAGTTCGGTCTCCCCGGCGTCGATGAAAAAACTTTCTTGTTGGATTTGGGTGATGACGAAATCCGTGGACGTGTTCTGAAGTCGAACCCTCTCCGCGCTGTCGACCCACCCCACCTCGGCCTCGAGGGTGAATTCCTTCAAATGCAAATCCAGAGAACTCACGTCCGGCCTCTGCATGAACACCCCGTTGTCGTATTGCACGAGCGGGCCGACGTCTCGAAGTTTCACCACCACGTGCACCTCTTTGTTTCGGAACGCGCACAGGGGGAGGGCCCACCGCTCGTGGCCGTAAAACCAAAAAGGAATGTCGAAACGCCAGTCCGTCTCCCCGGAGGCACCGCCGAGGTGGTGCAAAATCGTTCGAGACGACACCGGGAGGTCGGCGCTTCGTTCGGGATATTTCCCTATGAGGTTGTACAGAGCCTTTTGTTTCGTCTGCGTGACGTAGTGTTCGCTGTGTATCTGCAAAAAATCGGACGTCAGGCGTTGCACCGGGACCTCGCCGATTTCAATCTCCACCCACTCCACGAGGGCGTGCGCCACGCTCTCTATCCATCCATACGTCGCCGTCACCGCGGGGAGTCTGAGGCGAAACGCCAAGTTCGTGAGCACGTCGCCGCCGTTTTGTGGAAGCCTAAATCGCAATCTGGCACCGAAATCCGGGACGTTGTCCGCGTCCACGTCGAACGTCTCTTTGCTGTACGACAGCGTTCGACGGTAGACGCTGTTGTAGAAACTGAACTCCGGGTTCGCGGTGAAATGTTTCTCCCTCGGACCACCAGAGGTCTGGAGTTGGACTCTACCAGCCATCTTCTACTAGTATGGGGGATTTAAAATTTTAAACCAGCCACACCCCCTGCGACGACCAAGATGTTTTGCGTCGTCGCGTACACGCGAACTTTGTTGTCGTATCCGGCGAATCGAGGGACGATCTCCACCGTGAGCATCTTGTGGGCGATGCGACTAAAATTCACGTGACCGGACGGTTCGGGGCTCTGTGGGTTCCTCGCGAAACTGTACATCCCGAAATCGCTCTTGACCCGGTGAGAGAACAGACCCGCCCCGTACACGTTCGATGGGTCCTCGTCGTCGATTTCTGTGGTGACGTAGGACTCGTCCGAGGGTTGGTTCACGTGTCGGCGGAAAGGCACCCCCCACGTGAGGTATTTGGTGTCCCTGTCGAAGACGACCTCGTTGTTGAATCGCAACTGCACGCGTTTGATGGTATTGTAGTTGTTGGGCAAGTTTTTCTGTTCGGCGTACGCCGACTGGGAGACGAAAAACATCTCGCGCACCGGACCTTGGAACTTCAAGAGCACCGCGCGCTCGGTCTCCCCGTCTTTTATGTCGAATTGTGAGACGTTCAACTGCGTGATGAGGTACTCCATCGGCCTGCTCATGACGTACGCGCGCTCCTCCTCACCCAAGAAGACCATCTCCGTGTCCAGGGACAGGTTACGAATTTCTCCCGTCGCCACCGTGCTGTCCGGGGCCACGAGGGCGCCACCCATGAAGAGCATCTCACTGAATGGGCGGAGGGTGAGTCGAACCTCCACCAACTGTTTCGTCAGCGCACACGAGGGGATGGCCAGGGAACTGTTTCGGTGGAAATAAAACGGTAAATCCATGTAGTACGTGTACGTGCGGTCGGAATAGGTGAGGAAATTCCCGTGGCCATTCAGAAAGTAAATCGATTGCTCCACGTCGTCGGAGTTGTGCCACAGTTGGTTGTAGATGTAAATGAATTCACCCGTCAAACGCTGAATCACCTGGTTACCTATGACCAAATCCGCGTACTCCACCATGTGCGAACACACACTCGGGGGGTAGTAATTGTCGTTCTTCCCAAAGTTATCCGGCGACGGATCGGTCAGCGTGATTTTGACCGTCATATTTCGAATGAGATCGCCCTTGTTTTGTGGGATTCGACAACTCACCGTGCGGCCGAAGTCCACGGGGTTCCCATCGAACGGGGTCTCCACGGAGGCGATGGAGAAGGGCGTGTGGCGACGGAATCGACTCAAAAACAACGAGTGCGAGGGTTCGCCTGTGAGCCACTGATCGATAAGACCGGTGGTCGCTAATTCCAGGCGTCCAGCCATATTACTATAGTAAGTGAGTAATTTTTTAACAAAAAATTATGAACGACAATGGTAGATGAATTTGCAACTCAAGAAATTCGACCCTTCTAAGATTGCAGACGACCGAGTGTGCGTGCTGATCGGCAAAAGAAACACAGGGAAATCTTTTTTAACACGCCACCTGATGAGTTTCAAGAAACACATCCCATCCGGGGTGGTGTTGAGCGGGACAGAGGAGGGGAACGGGTGGTACGGCAAATTCGTCCCCGATCTTTTCATCTACCCGGACTTTGATAAAGAAGCCATAGAGAGGGTGATCGAGAGACAAAGAAAACTCGTCAAGGGGGGGAGAAAACAAAACGTCTTCATGATTCTCGACGACGTGATGTACGATTCTAAAAATCTCCGAGAGACGTGCATCAGACAAATCTTCATGAATGGTCGTCACTGGGGGATTTTCTTCATGTTGTGCATGCAATACTGCATGGACATTCAGCCAGCCTTGAGGTCGAACATAGACTACGTGTTTGTGCTCAGGGAGAACATTCTCCAGAACCGGGAAAAACTATGGAAAAACTTTTTCGGGGTCATCCCGACTTTTGATATGTTTAACAAAATCATGGATGCGGTCACGGAAGATTTCGGGTGTCTGGTCCTCGACAACACCCAAAGGAGCAATAAAATCACCGATTGCGTGTATTGGTACAAGGCTCCACAACACAGACCGTTCAAGTTGGGATCGCGGGCGATGTGGGCCATGCACAAGAAAATGTACAACCCAAAATACGACTCCGACCCCCAGGTGGACCCGAAAAAGGCGACGAAAAAGACCGCACTCACGGTGACGAAAAAAAAGTAGGTGCGTTCACAGACGAATGCAAAAACCTGAGGTACAATTAAATGTCTACGGATATCCAGGCGTTGAATTTAAACGACGACGGCGAGGGGTACGTACCCATCGCACCGCCCATCCAGGCTGCGCCCCCGCCACAGACGCCCCCTCCCCCACCGCCGGTACAAAACGGGGGGACAAACAACGCGTCGACCTCTTTCGTGCCGCGGAATGATGACAATGAAAAAAATGTGCGTTTACAACAAAACACCATGATGGACAGTACGCCCATTCACGACGTCTTGGGTGGGGACGAGATGATGCCCCTCGAACCGCCGGCCATGCAACAACAACCGAGGATGCAAGGCATGATGCACGAGGCCCCGCCGCAAACGCAAATGGCCATGGGTGGGATGATGATGCAACCGCAACAACAAGCGCCCCAGGTCGTGGAGTCGAAGAATCCCCTCAACCTCACGGACGATCAGTTGACCGCCCTCCTCGTCGCAGCGTGCGCCGCGGCCTCGATCTCCAAACCCGTGCAGGACAGGTTGGTCACCGCCGTGCCGAAGTTTTTGTCAGAGTCCGGGTCTCGCTCGATGGTGGGGTTGGCCGCCACGGGCGCCGTCGCCGCCGTGCTCTTCTACGTGACGAAGGGCTACGTCGTCAAGAACTGATTCGTTCATTCGTCACTCACGTGTTCACCACAAAACTTTTGTTTCCCCCCTATTCTTTCGTACACGCCAATCTCAACGGCGATGTCTCTCAGTCGAAGGTAGTTTTTCCAAAACTTTTCCGAGTGGGAGTATTCCGGCACCGTGCAGTGGGCCAATTCGTGCAAAAGCACGTGAAATATTTGGTTCGGGGTGCCATCCAGGCAAATGCAAATCTCCGCCCCCTTGTTCGTGTTGTAGGCGACGCCACCACTCATGCGGTGCACCGCGGTGATCGGGATAGGGTGGGCGAGGCGACCGAAGGTCTCGTGTCCGCGCAAGTGGTGACGCAGACGGGCGTAGCGCTCTTTCACCTCCACTAAGTGCGGTGGGTCCTGAGTCGTCGAGAGCACCCAAACGTTGATGAGGGCCAAAATTAAAAATGCAATCATCATTTCCTATTGTATACAAAGATAAATTTACTGTAGAATTGTGAAACCTCCTCCCCACCGATGGGTTCCCACGCGTGCAATCTAAATCCTAAACGTTCGAGGTGGGTGACGAGGAGGTCTTTGTACGCCACCGGTTCACTCATGGGTCCGCGCTCGGTGTAGTACGGGGTGTCCGCGAGGTACACGAAGAGTTTTTCCCCGAATCGCCCGTACCCACTCTCGCCCGGTTTCGTGAGGAAAAAACTCCCGTCCGACATTTTGAGGGGGGTGCGTCGCAACACCCTGTCGCTGTCCGGGACGACCCCCACGAAACGTGTGCCGAGACGCGCCCGGTCTCGAATCGCACGAAGGGTCTCGTGGAAGAGTTCCTCCGTCGCGAACACGTATTGCAGAGAGAAATTGTAACAGATGACGTCAAACTTTCTCTTCGGACACGCGTGGATGTCACCGTGGTAGAAATTCACCGACAAATTCATCGCTTTCGCACGACGCTTCGCCTCCTCGAGGGCCGTGGCCTCTGGGTCACACATGTTCACCCTCGCCCCCACCTGTGCCCACTTCTGGAGGTCCCCACCGAATCCCGCACCCACGTCCAGGATGTGTTCGTCCCTCCGGGTGACCTCGCGTATGAGCGCGCGCTTGACGTCGTTGTGAAATTTACGCACCCCCTCCATCTCACTCTCTCACTCCCAACGAGAGAAACCCCTTGCCTTAAGGCAATTTTATTCTTTTTTTACAGTATGAGTCTCGAAGATTTCATCAAGGCTTGTGCCATCTTAGGGGAAGGCATCGTGTTGAGTCATCACTACATATGGAGAAGGAGGGGGTAAATTTTTATTTTTGTAAATGTTCCAGGGAACAAGAAGAGTTAAAGGCATTTTGTGATATTTATGTACATAATGTTTGAAAAGACCTTCTC